TATGAAATATTTCTATAGGACATTAATAAAAACATTATTGGAACTGGTACGATGGAATCATATAAAATTAACTTTATATGACTCTTTATAAGTACTCATTTATAAGGGAGGGGGGCGCGGGGGGAACCGTAGGTTCCCCTGCTTATAAGATCATTCCCATTCTAGCCCTACGTCTTTGTGGTGGCGGATTTGGCGCGAAAGGTCTAGGACCACTACGGACATCATGTACTCTTGTGAGATCTGGGTTCTCCTCTATTCCCGTATTAAAATTGAGAATATCAAGAAATCCTGTAACATCATTATAATTACTAGCAATATTCGCTACATTACTTAATCCTTCATTCATAGTATTATAATCCTTATCATTTATAAAACGGTCATATTCACCACGGTTTACAAGGCGTTCTAGTCCGTCTTTCATCTGCATAATATTTTTATCCATTATAGGATAGTATTGAGAACGGTCGATAGTAATACCTAACGAGTTTGCTCTAAATTGAAGCATATTATCTTCGAATCCCCATGCCCAATAGTTGGGATATCCATTCATGTTCTCGAAATCTTCTCCATTTATGGATACAATACCTCCTAATGCGAATTCGAATCCGTAAAAGTGTTTGATGGTACCTTTTTGGGTTTCGTAATTCAAAAAATTCTTGGTATATGGCATTGTATCTATATCGTTGAAAACGAATGTCATCTTCTTATAGTCGTCTGGGTATTCTTTTTTCATATAGAGGAATCCAATATTCTTCATTGCTCCACGGTTGAAACTACGTGTATCCTTTTGATGGACATATAGGATTTTATAATTGGATACATCTTCTAATACGAATTTCATATGTGTATTGAAAAAACGGTATTGTTGTTCTCTATCGCGATATGGCACTACGAATACTAATTTTGGGTAAGTGATTGGTTCTTCCACAACAGGTTCTACGACAGGTTCAACCACAGGTTCCACAATAGGTTCCACAACAGGTTCTACCACAGGTTCAACAACAGGTTCTACCACAGGTTCAACAACTGGTTCTACCAAAGGTTCAACAACAGGTTCCTCTATAGGGTCAGATAGAGAATCTACCACAGGTTCTACGATAGATTCTACCACAGATTCTACCACAGGTTCAACAACAGGTTCCTCTATAGGGTCAGATAGAGAATCTACCACAGGTTCTACGATAGATTCTACCACAGATTCTACCACAGGTTCTACCACAGGTTCTACCACAGGTTCTACCACAGGTTCCTCGACGGGTTCAACAACTGGTTCTACCACAGGTTCCTCTATAGGGTCAGATACAAGATCTTGAACTGGTTCCACGACCAGGTCAGATAGAGAATCTACAACGGGTTCAACAACGGGTTCAACAACTGGTTCAACAACAGGTTCAACAACTGGTTCTACCACAGGTTCCTCGATAGGGTCAGATACAATATCTTGAACAGGTTCCTCGACTGGGACTTCTTCAAAAGTAATATTAGGGATATCTCCTTCCTTCATCACCGGTTCTTCCGAAATAATAGGTAAATCCCCAGATAAATTCTCTATATGACTTTCTTCTACGGGATCTTCCGGAATAATTGGTTCGGGTAATATTTCCAATATGCTATCACTCATATTATGTAATATCATAATATAAAAAAGTCATATAGAACCCTAAATATATTTCTGAATTATAGACACAGGTAATAAATCATTTTTCATCGCATCTAATTTCCTATTACATTTATTTATTGTCACTTCTGTCACCCCAGTTATAGCCTTGATTTCTAATTTACTGATATTCAAATTACAATTCTGTGAAATAAAGAAGATAATCCCCGATGCCACCGATTGCGGAGCATTATCCGTTATCAAATGATTCGACTCTATCTTATGTGCAATGAATTTCGCCAACATTGTCAATTCGTGATTTATATTCAATTTACTACAAAACCGCTCTATAAAAGAACTCGGTAGCGTAGTATATAGTTTGGTCTGTTTTAAAGATTCCTCCTTCCTCTCAATATTATTCAAAATATTCACGGCCATAGAACAACCATTAGTTGCACTCGTTTTATCTAAATGGAATATTTCGGCGATTTCGTGGGCCGTCCTAGGACATTCATTCACACGGCATGAAATATAAATCGATGCGGCTTTAATACCATCACGATTCAGCCCTCGAAACATCTTTTGTTCCGAAATATCTTTATGAATCGTCATCGCATAATCGATGAAAATTTTAGGTATCCCCGCATTCTGCGCCATCACCGTAATAAACTGGAATTCCTCGAATAACGCCTTCTCTTTATGAGGCACAGACTGCCACTCCGTCCATTGTCCTATACGCCGCATCTCACGAGAGGCTTTAGAAGTACAAATGACTTTACACCCAAAAGAGGATTCCATCAAAAGGGGATTTATCGGATTTCCACAGCGGGTAGGGTCATTCGCATTTTTATCGTCCGCACCATAGAATCGCCATTCGGGCGAATAATCCAATGTATCCTTATATATGACACCACATTCGGAGTTCGAACAGGTAGGGAATCCATCTTCCATAATAACGAGAACGGATTTACATAAATGACATGTACCGGATTCATCTGTATGAATCTCCTCTTTCTCTATTTTTTCTATATGACTTTCTTTAATATCCTGGTCGAATATGTCCCATAGATTAGATTTATCCATATCGGATAAATGGACCCTCTTCTTCTTGGTTTTCGTTTTATTTGTTTGCATTCTACTATTAACTATATGACTTCCTTTTTATATTTTTTCTCATAATCAATTTTATATCTATTCATATATTAGAATTATGACGGATGCATTAACAAAATCATTAAAAAGTATACCACAATTGGATTTTAGTTTTATACCCAGTTTTCTTAGAAAAAAAAAGAAACCGGAAGTAAAAGATGAGTCGTATTTATTATTAAATAGTCATGCAATTCATTTTATTGATGAAACATTTAAATCATTTGGTGGTAAAGAAAAACAAGATGAATATGTTATAGGAATTTATAAACCCGCAATTGATAGATTATGTAATGTATTAAATAAAAGCAAAGCTAATTCCGATAATGATGATGAATTATTCAAAAAAATAGATGCTAATTTGGAAAGACTATTAAATGAAAAATTAGATTATGTTTCGTTATTTAATGATAAGATGTTATTTGTTTTCGAAAGGAATAATATTTGGCAAAAAAGTAATTCATGTAAAACTGGATATTTTAATGGTTCGGACTTTACTAATCCAGTAAACGAATCTTCAAAAATGGATTTTTTTATTATTTCATTATTATATCCATTATTTAATCATAACGAATTCTTACATCATTTTCAAACTTTATATGATAATGCAAATAGAGAATTAGGAAAGAAAAGAGAAGAAGAAAAAGAAAATATAAAAAAAAAATTCGGTTTGGATCTATATGTAGAAGATGAGGAAGAAGATGCAAAATGGATATTGGAATCTATGAAAAAAAAATCTGTAAAACCTATAAAAAGTGGTGGAGGTGGTGGAGGTGGTGGAGGTGGTGGAGGTGGTGAAGGTGGTGAAGGTAATGATAAACAAGAAAAAAATACATATCAAGAGGATTTTGAATTAAAAAAAGATGAATATGATAGTTATTTAAAAAAAGACGAACCGAAAATAAAAACAAAATTAAAATATGCAACGTCTAGAATTTTCACACCACCTAATCGTATTAATTTTACTCCATATCCTTATTTGAATACTTTTATGAGATTAAAGAGTGTTTATAAAACAGTATTAACAAGTCTATTATTTACATCTAATGAAGAATTAAAAGAATTAAAAAAAAATGGATGTACTGCAAAATACAATACAATAAAAAATGGAAATAATTTCTTCTTGAATATTGTCACACATTTTAGAAAATTGAAAACCAACGATTTAACATTATCAGAATTTATACAATTCTATATAAATGAACATGAAAGAATATTTCAATTAGATTTGGAAAATAAATTCATACAAGATAATTCACCAATAAAAGTATCTGATATAAATATAGATATAAAAGATGAAAATGCAGAAAAAAATACTGGAGTAAATGCAGAAAAAAATAATGGAGAAAATGCTGGAAAAAATATTGGAGGTAGAAGACATACAAAAAAAATGAGTAAAAACGTAAAAAATAAGTCACATAAAGGTGGTAAGGTTAAACCACCAGATAGAACCGATGTCTATATTGAGAAATTTTTCCATACATTACAAGATGAATATATTATTCGATTTAAAAAGATGATAGAAAATAGTACATTAAAAATAAAAGTATTTAATATTGTCAATAATGGTTATTCAAAAGGTCTCAAAGAAAAATTAAAAGGAGAAAACCCATATTGCGGTATGTTATTTGAAACTTTTTGTGAACAAAAAGATAAAGGTAAAATAAATTTATCTTCATTTTTTTATAAATTAATCGAATTATTTGAATTAAATAAAAGTCATATAATAGAAGAATTAAATATAACAAATACAGATATAAAAGACCTAAATAAAAAAGATGAATATGTAGATAAAATATCAAAAGGTATAGATTTTGATAAATTATTACCGCAAGAGGAAAATTGTCAACAAATTATTAACAGAAACACAAATGAAAATATAGAAATTACAAATGAAAATACAGCAACTCAAACAACTTCTGCAGCAACTCAAACAACTTCTGCAGCAGCTGAACCAACTCCTACAGAAGCTGAACCAACTCCTGCAAAAAATAGTAGTTTTTTTAGTAGTTTTGCTAATAACATACCAAAATTACCAGAAATTAAAATGCCAGGACTTCCAGGATTTAATAAGACAAAAGAATCATTTACACAAGTAGGTGGTGAATATAAGGACTATAGGACAAATATGGAAAAGAAGCGTGTCGCATATGTAAAAACGAAAAAACGTAGTTCTTTTGTTAATCGTATAGCACCAACACGTAAAGCATTGAAGGGAACGAAAAAAGCATATAAAAAATTAGACCAAACTATGTATTCAGTTTGGAAAAAAATATCAAATTTTAAAATAGATAACGTGGATAAAGAGGATACAGATGATAAAGAAAAACCAGATGATAAAAAGGATACAGCTGAAACTAAACCTCTAGATAACCCAAGTACGAAAGTATTAGAAGTTCAAATATATGATGCTTATAAAGATGATCCAAAAAGTCTAGAAAATATTACAGACGAAGGTATAAAAAAATATTTATTACAAATCACAGGAAAATATTCAAGGTCTAGTTTTAAATATCATAAAGTATCATATGTAAAACAAAAAATGCGAAAGGTTTTATTATATGCATTCCTTGATATATTAAACGATGCAATAAATGTAACAGTAAATAATTATACGAATATTATGCAAGATATTATGAATATCTATTTGAATTCAATGGAATCAAATCCTGAATATATTTTACATTACTGTCTTAATCAGCCTAGTCAGCCGCCGCCTGAAGATAAATAGTCCAATAGAAAATTTATGCAAATGAAACCCTCTTTTCTAATTTTTCTAAAATATCCGGGCTATAAACCAAATTCCCAGTCGGTTTATATTTATCAATCGGGGTATAATGTTTTCCGTCTTTACGTAAAGTCTTTGTATTTGACTCTTCTTCCTCCTCCTCTTTTTTCTCTTCTAAAACATTCCCTTTTTCATCGACCACTATTCCCGTCTTCTTTTTAAATTCATTCCTAGCATAGGCCGGAATCCAGTTCTCCCATGATACAAATAGAGTATTCGGATGCATATATCGGGTGAAGAATCCGTTCTCGTCCAGTTTTGCTACTAAAAATCCTATACAATGTCCCTTATCATAGGTAGGTTCTCCGAAAATATATTCCGGTACTGTAAACCAAATATGTTTATCATTCATCTTATTTCGACCTGTATGTGTAATTCGCCGATGGATCCGATTCAGGATTTTATTGAAAATGGAGAGTTGTTTCAAATCCCGCTGGTGTTTCTTTTCGTATAATTCGTCTATATTAATTTTCCGCTGGGCTTCTTTATCATCGACATATAGAAAACAAGACATAGGGGGTCTATTATTTTACCCATATAAAATATTATTCCCGATTTATCATATAGATATATTTCCTGAAATATATCTAGATGGACGAAGTAGTTGAAGTTCTCGAAGAGAATATATCCGAAGAATCCTGTTCTAAGAAGAAACCATTCCGTCATATAGTCATTTCCGGAGGACACGTATGGGGGCTACATGCACTAGGTTTGATTCACCGATGTATAGAAGAAAAGGTTCTCGATATTTGTCATATAGAATCCATTCATGGGACATCTGTAGGTGCCCTTATTGGTATAGTTTTGGCACTGAACCCCGAGATAAACGATATTGTGGATTATTTCTTAAATCGGCCGTGGCATAGTCTTATAAGTAAATATGATACATCGCCTCTCGTATTATATAACACGAATGGGGTTTTCAGTAAAGAATTCATCGTTGATGTTATGACCCCTATCCTGAAATCCCATGATATACCTCTGAATATTAGTTTGGAGGATTTTTATAAAGTGACGGGTAAGGATTTATATATTTATGTCACCGAACTGAATTCCTATAAGACGGAATCGTTTAGTCATAAAACGCACCCTGAATGGGAGTTATTGGATGTCTTATATGCGTCGTGCTCTCTTCCAATTATATTTGCCCCACTGATAAAGGGGGATAAATGTTATGTTGATGGGGGGGTCTTATTAAATTATCCATTGGATAAATGTATAGATAATATATCTGACTTGGATAGTGTTTTCGGTATTTCGTTGGGTCATACAAGAGAAAATTTAATAACATCGATAACGGCGGATACGCATATTGTGGATTATGTATCTATTCTACTTATGAAAATATATGAGAATGTACTTTTCCCGCATAGTAAAACGTCGATTAATTATGAAGTGAAATTATATTCCAAGACGACTTCGGTGGAATATATTTTACAGGTTCTCAATTCGTCGGAAGAACGTCGAGAATTGTATGAATATGGGTATGAATATATGAAAAAGCGCTTAGAAGAAGATAGATTATGGATAGATAAACGAATGGATTCTATATGACCAAAACGTATGACCAAAACGTATGACCAAAACGTATGACCAAAACGCGAGACTATTGCAGGGGAACCTCCCGGCGGTAGTGTCCGTGTGCCCCATTCGGGGCACATCGACATAGGTTCCCCCGCGCCCCCCTCCCTTATAAATGAGTACTTATAAAGAGTCATATAGAATTATTATCTATATGACAAAACACAATAACCAACCGCACTGGTTAATTTTAAGGGAGGTTCCCCTGTCATATAGAAATATTCTCTATATGACATAACATAATAACCAAACGCACCACTTAATATTATTACTTATTAATAGAATAAGGGAGGGGTTCGGGGAACCGTAGGTTCCCTGAACTACAGGACAGTATTAATAAATGTCTCTAAGTTCTGTTCCGTAACTTTGGCATCAAAATCTATCGTATAAGTATCCTTCGTCATTTTTATCGTAGGATAAGATTCCACTCCGAAATTACGTATAATATCAGCGATAGGGATCGGCGTCGGCTCTTTCCCTGTATTATACTTTTGTCCATCGAATCCATTATATTCCTTTATGACTACATCGCCATTATCTTTCGTGCAATCTATATCAATACAATTAATAGTATAACCATTTACCGTCTTCTTATCATTATTCGCCTTGAAATTTTTCCACTCGGGTTTGGCCTTCTTACAGTGGGGGCACCAGTCCGCATAGAAGAAATAGATATCCGCCATATTTCCCCGGTCATTCGCATTAGCCACATCTGCGAAATCGGCGTTCTTCTTCATAGGCGTATAATATTTATTATACATAAAGACTCCCGCGTAGATGAAAATAACGACGATTAAGACGATGACTGCGTATTTTATATAGATTTTCGTTTTCCCATAAATATATTGGATCAAGTTTGCCATATAAAAATCCGTTATATTTTATTTATTAGATAATTTCGTATTATTCTCTATATGATATTTACAGAAAAGGAATATAATAGTGGCGATGGTATGTTGACAAGTGTATGGGGGCCTAGTATGTGGCATTTCCTACATACGATGAGTTTCAATTACCCGATTCGCCCCTGTTGTAGGGAGAAACAAAATTACTACGATTTTATCATGAGTTTAAGGAATACGCTACCATGCGGGAAATGTAGGGAGAACCTATATAAGAATTTCCAGAAACTACCCCTGAAAAAGTCCCATATGGAATCTAGGGCTACCTTTTCCCGATATGTATATGACCTCCACGAATTAATCAATGATATGCTAAATAAGAAATCGGGACTTTCCTATGAAGAAGTTCGAGAACGTTATGAACATTTCCGTGCGAGATGTACTAAATCTAAGCGAGAAATTAGAACACGAATTATGCGAATGAAAAGGGCGAAAGGCGAAAAAGGATGCACAGAACCCCTCTATGGAGAAAAGGCGAAATGTGTATTGCATATTGTCCCACAGACGAAAAAATGCGATACTTTCCAAATACATAACAAGACGGTTAAAAAGAAAATAGGGAAAAGGTCAAATAAAAAATAAAAAGTTTATATATATTTGCATTATAAATGGATACGATAAAACATACATCGAATTTTACTACCTCTTATGATATTTCTGGTTCTCCACAACCTAAACCGAAGGAGACCCCCTTTTGGTCACAAGATCCCAATATTATATTTGATAAAGACCAGATATTACAGTTTTTCCCCTCGGATTCGATGGATTATAATGCAAAGTTGAATGCGATTTCGAGAACCATTATTGTTCTCACACTTTTCACTTTCGCTTTTACCAAGAGTATCCGAATAATAGTAGTCGGTGCGATTACCCTTTTTGCGATCTATTTATTATTCTACTATAAGACAAAAGAGAATTCGAGAACATTGTCAAATAGAGTGGAAAATTTCGACGATGCGGGAATGGCCATAATACAGGATTTGGCATCCCCATCGGATTTAGTGAATACTTTTGATACGCCAAATGCGGGGAATCCATTTACGAATGTATTATTACCGGATTATGATTTCAACCCGAATAAGAAACCTGCGCCACCGTCCTATAATGTGGATGTGAATGCCGCGATTTTAGACTCGGCGAAAAAGATGGTAGAATTATCGAATCCTGGACAGCCGGATATTGCAGATAAATTATTCAAGGATTTAGGCGAACAACTGGAATTCGAACAATCTATGCGCCAGTTTTATTCGAATCCGGGTACTACTGTACCGAATGATCAGACGGCTTTCGCCGAATTTTGTTATGGTAGTATGATCTCATGTAAAGAGGGTAATCTATTCGCCTGCGCGCGTAATTTGGATAGATACCAAAATTGAGGGGAAACCTAGGTTTCCCCTTCAACCCCATCCTCTACACGGTGGACTGGTGCGGTTGGGTATTACGTTGTGTCATATAGAATTATTCTCTATATGACTCTACCACACCAGATATAATAATAGTTTTTATAATGTCATATAGAAATATTCTCTATATGACTCTACGAAAGTAATTTTATATAAGGGAGGGGGGTGCGGGGGGAACCTATGTCGATGTGCCCCGAATGGGGCACACTGACACTACCTCCGGGAGGTTCCCCTGCGAGGGAGGGGGTTGAAGGGGAAACCTAGGTTTCCCCTCAATTTTTAATATGTACTATATATAATAGATCCAATGAGTTATTATTTTAATAATACCACAGGTATAAGTAACGATGCTACTGACCGTACTCAACGTGACTTACAAAATACCAAATTCAATAATTATATGGTATCGAATTATTTTAGTGAAAAAGTATCCGATGAACAAATCCATTTCGCTACTTCGCAACCATCTCTTATGTTGAATGCGGATAATGGTATATCGAGTGCCGTAATCAACGATTATTCCAGTTTGTTATTGGGAAATGAAGAGAGACCTTTAGAAAAAATTATGTTGATGCCCCGGCCATTTTTAACCGTACCTTATTTAGGAAAAGGATCTTGTGACCCCACATTAGAGTCGCAGTTACTCCAAGGTGAATCGGTGAGTGATCGTAAAACCATTACGAATTTGAGTGAAGTGACCTATATGGATATTAATGCTTATCCTTTACAGAGTGAAATACGATCGACGATTAATAATCCGAATTATTTAGTCGAAGAATCTGCAATGAATGGGTGGATCAGAGGAGGAGCATCGACGAGGGATAAGCCGGTGGCATAAGCGAAGCTGCCTTTGGCATAGGTCTTTAGACCTAGTCTGTGACATAAGCGAAGCTGCCGGTGACATAAGCGAAGCTGCCTTTGGTATAGGTCTTTAGATCTAGTCTGTGACATAAGCGAAGCTGCCTTTGGTATAGGTCTTTAGACCTAGTCTGTGACATAAGCGAAGCTGTCGATGACATAAGCCATGGTCATATAGAAATAATGCGTTTATTCTATCTGACTATACAAAAATATATATGTAATATATAATGTCATCTCTAACTTCTTCTCTTGCCGATAAAGCAGCCCCTTATTCTGGAGGTTCTCAAAGCCAGGAGGAACAAAGCCAAAGCCAGAGCCAATACGAAAACCAAGATTACCAACAACAGGAGGGTGGTAAAAGACGCAGAAGACGTAAATCATCAAAGGGTGGTAGCCAGAATAAATCCGGAGGAAGAAGAAGAAAGAGAGGAGGATCTAAGAAGAGAAGAACCAACCGTCGTAAATAAAGAGTAAAATAATATAGATAATTCGTACTATATTATTTATGTTTAGGAATCCTATCAAACCATATAAAACCAACGCCGAATATCGCCAAGCCCTACGCGATTTTTTCGTCATGACCCCCAATATCGACTCCATACCCAGCGGTATTGACGAAGAATCCTACGATGAACTTCTATATGACACCGACGCAGTCAAACAGGGAATGGATATCATATTCAACGATACAAAGAGTCATATAGAATTCACGAATATATATTCAAGGGCCGCGATAGCCATGTTATCCGAGGATTTAGAGACGGGCTTAGCTATATGCCTCTGCTACGACCATTTCTACAAGTTCTCGAATTATCTACAAGAATTCTACGTGGATTTCGATGGATGGAAGGTCAAAAGTATCGATCATCCTGGATATAAAGAATTGATGAGTGTCCTATAGAAATATCTTCTATTTGGATTCTATATGGCATCTACACGAAATAAAAATACACCTGGGAATTATTTGGCGGAAAGGTGGTCTATCGACCAAGAGGTCCTATATAGGAATTATGAACACGCAGGGAATGGTCGGCCAGTCGAATCCATGTTCTCGGGGGATGGGCTTTTGATGGGGCGTATGGTACCCACGGAATTATCGACGAATTCGATGGATATCGAGAGTTTCCTTTATGGGGTGGGATCGACGAATTTAGTTTCGCCATTACCACCTGTATATGCATCGCTGAAACCCTTGAAATCTCTATCTATGATAGATCGAGTAGCGCTTATAATGCCGGAGAACTTGGCGGTAGAACCAAACCAGAGACCGTTGAATAGTTAATCTATTTGACATTTTCGTAGGTTCTCGCGGTTAAGGACTATATTCATATAGGTCCTCGCGGTTAAGGACCATAGGTTCTCGCGGTTAAGGACCATAGGTTCTCGCCGTTAAGGACCATAGGTTCTCGCCGTTAAGGACCATAGGTTCTCGCCGTAAATCTTTTATTATTATGGCGTTTTTTCTTAAAAGAGATATTCTTCGGTTTATTCTTTTTTACGATTTCGCCGGGTTGAATAAATAAGTTGAAAATATCCATCAAATTATTTATTTGGTCGTCTGGTTTTTGAGGAGGGGATTCGAGAACCGGAGGGGATTCTTCCGTCGGGTCATATAGAGATTCTATTTCATCTTCTCCTACCGTGCTATCTTCATCATCTGACTCAATACTACTATTTTCGGATAGTCGAGAGATAGAGGTTCTCGAAGATATAGATGAATCTGATCTATATGACTCTATATCGCTATTAGTATCTTCTTCTTCGTCAGACGAATGGTCATATAGAATAGATTCTTGTGGTTGTTGAACTGTATCCTTTATGATACGTAGCCTCTTTAAAATATCTTCTTTCGACGTTTTAACTAGGGGTAATGAGTCGAGGGGTGCGAAATCCACGGACGTATAATTCATATGGGTCTCATAGGAACCATTATCGAGAACTTCAATGGGGACTTTGATGATGGCCTGTATATATTTTTTATGTGATGTCATATAAAAAATATTGGGGGATATATTTATATTCATTAATTTTTATTAGGTGAATATAAACAAACTGTAGCATTTTGTAGAACGTTTTGATTCAAATAATTATCTATAATAGTTTTAAAATTATTATAATTGGCTTCAGCTATTCCTCTTCTACGAAAGTAACTATAATAATATTGATATTTTTCTCCTTTATCCTTTGGTGCATTATTATATAAGAAATCTGATTTATTTTCTAATATCTCATCATTAATTGATTCATTTTTTATATTTACAATAATTTGATCATCAACTATATAAACTACTTCGTTATTTTCGATAATATAATAAACATAATGTTGACCTAAACGAATAATACAACCTATTAAATTATAATCTATTTTTGTACTATCAAATACTATTTTATCTACCGATTCATCATCTACCGGTTTATTCGAACCACTTAATTTATCAAAAATATCTTTATCTTTTACTTTTTTTATAGAAATAGTATTTTTTTCAATAGTATTAGGGTTAGATGGGTCAATTGTATAATTAATCAAAATATATTGGTTCTCTTCTGTTATATAGTAAGTATTATTAATTATTAGACTATTATTATTACACCTATCGACATTTGTATTTTCTTCTATTATATCAAAAGTGTTTGTATTTTCAACGAGATTTATCATAAATAATTCTTCTTTTAAATATTTATATTTACTTTCATTATCGCAATTTTTTTCAATAATTTTAAAAATTTTTAAAAAATTAATATTTTTATATTTAATATTTATATAATCAATTAATTTTTGTATAAATTCAGAAGCATCTTGGAATGAACCTATAGGTGATTTATCATGCGATTTATCTATTTGGAATTCAATTATTTCTGTTAATTCTTTTCCATTAGTTGTATTAATATCTGTTAATAATTCTTTTTTATCTTGATTCATATGTGTTAACCACTCTTTAAGATTAATTATTCCTTTATCATTTAATACAATCTTTGTTAAAGAATTCAAAAAATTCATTTGATGTAATAATTGTAATGACGAGTTTAACCAACATATAGCAAGAACATTTTTTAAAGGACATGATTCTTTTGTAGTACAAGATGAACAATTGGGGGTTATTGGAGTAATTGTATTTTCCTTTTCTGGTTTATTTTCTGGTTCCTCTTTTATAAGTGATTTTTCTTCAATCTTAATTGCTTCATTACTTTTCTGTCCTATATCTATTATAAAACCTTCCAATAAACTATCTATTTTATCTCCATTCAATATACTTTTACGTATATCTCGTATTAGTTTTAATATTTGTTCATCCGATTTATCTTTAATAATTTCATTATATTCAACATTAAAATCAGAATTAAATCGATGACTCAATTGTGAGTAAGTCGTTAAATCCGAATGGTTCAATCTACCATGTTCTGGTTTTTTGTCATATAGAATGATTCCATATTGATCTTTTATTCTTACTAGGCTTGGATCTAAATCCACTTTTTTTAGATTATATGTAGCTCCGTCATATAAATCGGGTTTTACAGTACCTATATCAGAACTTTCAGAACTTGTAATTTTTAAATAATAATATATCAAATCGTTTACGTATGCACAGAATGTATTACTTTCTGGGTCTCCTTTTTTATTTTCTTTATAAAATTTATCATTATATTGTAGAGATCCATTATTAATATGTCGATAAATATCTGCATCTTTTATTGTATCAGATAAAAAAAATTTATACATAAATAAAGACTGTACATTTTGTATTTTAAAATTATCATTATAATATGATAATTCTGTTTTTAATATTATATTTAAAATATTTACTATATTCGAATATGTTTCAGTTATATGATGTAATCTATTTTTATTTTTATCATCAAAATAATCAAAATTAATTTTAATTAATGAATCGAACGCCGATTTATATTTTCGATCATTTTCATTCGCTGAATTTATCTTTATAATACGTCCAAAATCAATGATATATGTAAATGGTTTAAATTCTATTGTTGTTGTATTATATTTATAAGTATTAGTACCTCCATCACAACATGGAAAAATATTATAACTTTTTTTTATTATAGAACCATTATTAACTATATTTTTAAAAGCCATAATGTTATTTTGATGTAAATCCATATGCAATATCATATACCTTTCGTTTTCTTTATCTGTTTGTTTTTTCAATATCCCCAACATCAATAATATTTTAAAAAATATATTTGCATATAATTTCACTTTCCTTTGGTCATTATATTTCTCATTTGTTTTCGGAATAATATGTTGACTAATAGGTTCATATCCATTCCCATATTCCATTGCGATGAGTCCTATAGGACATTTACAATCCCATGAATCTATCATCGCCTGTAACACTTGATACGTCAATGAATCATTCGCTTTACTCCTAAGTAAATGTAAGAAATACATAGTATCATCTTCTATATGACAAGAGGCGAGTAGTCCAAATGTGACCGGGTCATCTAAATATGTAGTTTCGAATAATTTCTGTTGTATTTTTGCCTCGTTTTTGAAATCTTTTATATAATCTTTCTGTTTTGTAATTTTATTTACGAGGGGATCGTCAAACGTATCTAACTTTGATATATTCCCTATATGACTTAATTTTTCTGATAGATCTATTAGACTTAGACTTCCGTTCTCATTATTTTGTAAGAATGTGAGTTTTAATAGGAATTTACTAATAGGTTTATTTGTATTCGTTTTATCAATACATTCTGAATCGCTAATATCAATACATCTTCTAGACGCCGTGAAAAATTCTAGATCTTTATTTAATAATCCATTTACACTTTTTTTTGCAAAACTAATTACAGTTGGTTTGATATTATTTGCTTCCTCTTTTGCTTCCTCTTTTGCTACTTCTACAATAAAAATAAATCCTTTCAATGATTTATATGACATACATTTTACTTCTATTGCATTTAATAGCATTGTCATAACACCATTAATATAAGTATTTTTTGATTCTTCTTTTTTTGTCGGTTTCTTCTCTTCTGATTTTTCACTAGAATCATTTTTTGGTTCTGCAATCTCGAATGTATATGGATATCCAGTTGACTTTTGTGTTTCTTTGATTTTATTAGTAACTTTATCTAATTTAAATCCATCCTTTTTATTCTCATCAATCATCAAATATGCCCCACCTTCTTGTTTTGGTTCCATGTAATATAAAATAATACATTATTATTTTATATATGACTTATATTCTGGTCATATAGAATGATTTATATATGACCAACCGTATTCGGAAGTTCATCCGAATTTCACCGGGTATTCGGAAGTTCATCCGAATTTCACCGGGTATTCGGAAGTTCATCCGAATTTCACCGGGTATTCGGAAGTTCATCCGAATTTCACCGGGTATTCGGAAGTTCATCCGAATTTCACTATAATCTTCACATCCTCCTTCTTAATACATTTCGTAGCAGAAATCGATAATTCCTCGCGTTTTTTTCGCGTCTTCCCATCCGTATCCAATTCAGTCGCCGATTTCTTCCTCTTCGACGTACTATTTCTCGAATTCATATCCGCCTCTACTGCATCGAAATTATCCTTTATTTGTATATATTCGATTATTTGGTTCTCAATCGCCCATTTGAAGAAATTGAGTTGTCCTATAGTAGTCTCCATGAAATTATCATCGTCATATGGGATTTTGATACGATCCCATCTACAAAAGGGGTCGAAATTTTTCTTCGAATACGCCTTCAACTGGAGTTTATAATCATTATATACCTTGAATCTCTCCTGTGAATCGCCTAAATGATAAACAGTATAGAATTTTTTCGCGAAATTTGTCACAAACCAATCCACGATCCTAAGGGAGATTTTGGACTCGCCGTTGATAATCCCCATCATCTTATTGAGGTTCTCGCGATTCTCGTAGAATTTCGTCAGGTTTCTTAGGAGTAATTGGTTTTTCGTTGTACATACTGTTGTTGTCATATAGAAATGATTATTCCAACTTTTTATATGACTTTTTTTTAGGAATTACCTTTTGGTATATGAGTTTTACGAAATCATCTATTTGATTTTATCACTTTTACGAAATCATATATTATCACAAGGTTTTCCCATAATTACGCAATATATTCCCGCAAATACAGTTAAAATATGTAAGAAAATCATATGTATAATGACCGACTGATATGTCATATAGGTTATACATTCTTTGGTTTTACAATAATCCATTCCGATGAAAAATACGAATTCATTTACGACAAATACCGCTATACTAGTTCCAATAGAATAATACCATATATATCGGATATTAGGTAATAAATATGTCGCAACATATGTACACCATAATATACATATAACTACACAAAACTGGTCTAAACTGCGATAGAATCCACATTTTTCTATATGACTCCAATGTAGGATACTGGTTACATATACGACAAATTGTGTGAACCCTAAGATTTTTTGATTATATGCGAGAGATACAAGTGCAGCGATGAAAATAAGGGGAATAGAATAATTAATGGCTAAGTCGGATATTTCGTAGGGGATATATGGTTCTCTATCCATCTAAAGGGTCATATAGAAATATTTTTATATCACTTTGTATCTCTTTTTTACAAGATTTCAAATAGAATCCTTTTTATTGCGAATTCTGATAAAATTGATTTTATTTTCCCGAAATATATAAATCCCATACCCCATGTCCGCCGGTCTTACAGAAGAATATGTCCCAAAACTAAATAAATGTATATCAAAATCAAGATCGATGAAACAATGCCCCCAGTATACGAAAGAGGCCAATTGCCTATGTAAAATCCACCAATATCAGGCGGAATATACCCCCGAAATGATGGCGAATCTGACACCCTGTAGCACTTGCCATAAAACATTCTATCTACCCACATGTAAAGTATGCGACGGTTGTAAAGAAAGGGTAATAGAAACCAGACAAAAGAAAAGAGAGACAATAATCCTATGTGACAAAGAAGGCTGTAAATTCAAACGATCGGCAGAGAACAAATATTGCAATAAACATCAGGCCCAGATTTTCCTCGACGATACCGCCGCGGCTGGTCTTAGACCATGTTACGACCATATCCGCGGTTGTCGTTCTCAATTACCCCCCGAATATAGGTTCTCCAAATGCCAACCCTGTCTAGAAAAAGATAGGGTGAATGATAACCAAAAGCGTAATGGCGCGATCCAAGAATCCAATGTATTCGAAGGGTCCAATAAAATGGAGAAAAAATGCACCGTATGTTGCCGCGAATATGAAGTAAATTCCTTTATAGGACAGAACGGGGTAATAACCAAAACGTGCATTAACTGTCGAGAGTCAAATAAAAGACAAGATGAAAGACGGGATAAAGAACGTAGGGCCGAGTTAGCCAGGGTCCGAGAACAAACCGCCAATATTAAATATATGCGATTTTTGAAAGACGTGAGACAACGGGAAATTGAATGCGAATTGACACAAGAACAGTATTCCGAATTATTGAAAAAATCCTGTTATTATTGCGGAGTAGAATCTGTTTCTAATCAAGAGGGCGTAGATGAAGAACTATATAAAAATGGGATAGATAGGAAAGATAGTAGACAAGGATATCTATATGACAATTGCGTAGGATGTTGTAAAATGTGTAATTATATAAAACATTCATTACATATAAATATATTTTTGAAGCGCATAGAACATATTCTTACACATAACCATCATATAAAAAAGAATTTATATCCAGAATTATTCGGGGATACCAAAAATTGTGATTATGGGTTATATAAAAATGGTGCAATATATCGTAAATTAGAATTTACACTAACTAGGGATGAGTTTTATAACGAAATAATCAAAGATTGTTATATTTGTGGTAAAAAGACGATTACGGGTAAACATAAAAACGGATTAGACCGGTTCGATAATTCAAAAGGATATCTATATGACAATGTTAGGGCGTGTTGTGGAGAATGCAATCGAATGAAATATGTATATTCATATGAAGATTTTATGAATAAATTAAAACAAATATATTCTTATAAAATAGAATTCGATAATAGAGATTCAATTGAACAACAAATAGGAAGAGAAGAAAAAGAAGAACAAGTGGAAAAAGAAGAACAAGTGGAAAAAGAAATAGAAAAAACGGAATTGGTAGCAGAATTAAATTGTTCTATTGTGAAACGAGAACATTCGGCCAAAGAAATTAGAGATAAAAATAATTTACGAAAACAAAAACAAATAGCCGCTCTAAAAGAAAAATACGGCGAAGCTGCATACAAGGAAATGAAAGCGAAACAAATGGCAGATTATCGTAATAAGAAGAAAGAAAGAACAGTTGTAGTTCACAATGTGTAGTTCACAAAATTTTGTAGTTCACAGATTTAAGAAAAGGCTATTTATATTTTATATGATTAAAATATAAATTTTTTATATTATTCACATGTATATACAGGTGAATTTTTTGTTTTGTATATTTATTTTTTATTTGATTTCTGTAGTTCACACTTTTCCTAGCACTAATTAGAGTACGCTATACCAGCCATTCCTGACATTACACGTAGCACATTGTAGTTCACAGCATAAACACGGACCTTAGCAGTGGCAACACCAGAGACGGTAGGCGAGGAAAGAACCAACTGCAAGACAGCGTTATCGATTCTGGAGAAGTTACACGATCCAGATGGTTGGTGTTCCTCAGGTCGGAGGGCGAAGGAGTAGACGTTGATACCAGTATCAGGGGCACGGGTATGGTGTTGGTAAGGCTGGACGACGTCGAAGTAAGATCCTTCACGCTCAGAGAAGCGGTCCTGGCCGTTAAGCTGGAGTTTAGCAGTAACGACCGGGTTCTCACCCCAACAGTGCATGTCGATGGCAGTCTCGGCAAGAACGAAGGTTCCGGCATCAGAGACAGAGGATCCCTCGGCAATACCACCGGCATTCTGGTTGACAAAAGGACCATACTGGGAGGTCTTGTTCCACTGGGCTTGAGTAGTATTACCAGCGGCAAAGTTGACCTCATCAACAGCACCAGGCATCTGGAAAAGACCAGATGAGTTGATGAATGCAGTAGTACCAGATGTCTCAAGAGGTCCTCCGAATGCAGCAATGGAATTAGGAAGAGCATCGATGGAGTCAGTGTAGTTGAAAGGCTGGGCACCAAGGGTCTTGAAGAGGATCTGGGTAGGATCCAAAGAAGCACAGTAGTCAACGTTAGCATCAGGCTGGACAACCCAGATGAGTTCCTTGCAAGGGTGGTTGAAGTTCAACTTGATCTTATTGGAAGAAGACCCAACAGATTCATCACCAGTGAACTGGAGTTGTTCGATCAAATACTCATGAGGGTTCTGGGCCATCTTTCTACGTTCATCAGTATCGAGGAAGATGTAGTCAACGTAGAGAGAAGCGGCAACAAGAGACTGCTGGTAAGCAGTGGTGACGGCCCAAGATCCAGAGGAAACACCGGCATTACCAGTCTGGAGGGACTTAACAGCCCAGAGACACTCACCGATAGGGCGGATATCAAGATTGATTTTAACTTCGTGGTACTGCAATGCGATGAGGGGCAATGCAAGTCCAGGGTTGCGGCAAAACCAGAAGAGAAGAGGAATGTAAAGGGTGGTCTCAGGAAGGGCGTTACGAGGGGCACAAACCTGGGAAGGAGCACCAGTGGCAGCGCAAGGTCCAGAGATATTAGCAAAGTTAGGATCAGTAAGGTATGTAAGCTGAGTGGTATGTCCAATGAGTTTGAAGTATCCACGTTGTTGTTCCGCAGACATAGTAACCTGGTTCCAGATATGCATCCAGTCACCATACTGACGATCGATTCTCTGACCTCCGATTTCAACCTCAACTTGGGCAACCAACTGTTCTCCAATGTAGTCCAACCAACGGGCATAAACACCGTCATTAGGGTTAGCAGTAGTGGAAGCAGCAGTGGCAACCATGCTTGGGTTGATCTCAGGAAGAGTGACCTGCAAGTAGGTACGGTAAGCCAAATCACCGTTACGGGAGATGGTGCAGGTAACACGACGACCGAAATCAGCCTGACCAGAGAAGGTCTGTTCTATGGATTCCATAGCGAAGTTGGTATGTCTACGGTAGGAGACTTTCCAGAAAGTAATCTCAGGGGTTCCAGTAAGGAAGACGTCTTGTGCGCCATAGGCGACGAGTTGCAAAAGACCACCAGCCATTTTTTATATAGTAGTAAAAGATAAAAATTCAGAGAAAAATGATTTAAATAGAAAATAGCCTAAATCTTTTACCACTTCATATCTATAATTATCATTCAAATACAATAAATAATATTAATAGACTTATTAAACCTGTCATATAGGTAAATTACTATTGGATTCTACAAATTTTTCCAAATAATCCTCTTGGAAAACTTCTTTTTTATTCTCGTGTTTTTTCGTAAAAATATACGATTTCTGTATTTTTTTCACAGACCAACCCTGTTCGATTGCATTAGTAATGAATATTATTTTTTGAAATGTTTTTTGTGACATTTCCACATGATTTTGAAATGTTTTTTGTGACATTTCTGCATTTTTCATCTCAGACGTATTTCTTATTAGACAATTTATACATTTTAAATGTTCATTTTCACGGAATTAAACCCTTGAAGATAAGTATTTGATATTGGTTATATTTATACATATCTTGTTTTTACTTTCCAAAACTATTCCATAATAATTCATAATAAGGTGAATTATAAATTACATCTTTATAATTTAACTAATTTTGCCTTATGATTTCACTTGAAATATTTTTTAATGTATATTCATTATATAATAATAAAAAAATATATTTATGTTATTTTTATATATAAAATTAAGACGGCGTTTTCACAAGTTATGAAATGTACAAAGGTGTAAAATCCTTTTTTGGAAAATAATAAATAAAAAAAGTATTGGCAGTAAAATACAATATTAATATATTATATAATTAATTAATGAGTAGTTTTTCTAGAAAAAGAAAACTTAATGAAGATGAAGATGAAGATAAATTATTTGATAGAAATGTAATTGTTGTTTGCACAACTCATGGTGAAATTTTGAATGAAGAATTTACAATTCCAAAAAATATAAATTCAGTTTATAAATATAATTTAGCAGCACCAGATACATGCGCATACGTTTCAGGTGAAAGTTATAAAGATACTACAAGTTCATTTTTTTTTAAATATAAACCTGAAATTGTTTCATCAAAATTACGTACTAATAGTCATTTAAGTAAATTAAAAAGAATAATAAAGACCGCAATTAGTACAAGATATCATGACATACATTCTACAGAAAAAAGAATAAATTTGATTAATTTTTTTGATCAAGTGGTTAATTCATTTCAAGAAAGGTATCATCTTCCTCCTAATATTAGGTCAAATGACCCAGATTTTGAACAAACATTAATATCACAAGAAAGAAATGAAGCACATAGTTTTTTTCATTTTAGAGATGGAAGGAGAAAAATGATAAATAAAAAATATATTATTAGTGATCCACAACGTGAAAACAGTTTTGATCTTAATTGGACAATAACTGCTCTAAATAAAAATAATGTTAATATTGATTTGTTACGTAAAACATTAGAATATAAGAGGCGTCGTATATTACATCATGGAGAAATGTTTGTACGAACAAGTGAGATTTTAGAGTATTTAGAATCACAAGGTGTTGAAAATGTAATTATGTTTGATTTAACATGTGCTATTATCCCTGATAATGCTCCATTATTATTAATAAAAAAAGCAAATGATATTGGTTATGGAGGCAATAAAAATAAAAAAACAAATAAGAGTAAAAATAAGAAAACAAATAAGAAAACAAATAAAAATAAGAAAAACAAATAAAAAACAAATAAAAAACAAAAAACAAAAAAAACAAAAAAAACAAAAAACATATAATAGAGGTCGTACTATAAAATACATTTACATGAATTATTCAAGAGTATAAAAAAGATATAAAAATTCAAAAATGAATATGTCATATAAGAAAATGAAAAGATCGGCCATTATAAAACAGACAAATACCCTCGATGAAAAACATACTGAGATGTTGAATATATTCGAGGATATCGAACAAAACCAGATACCCAATCTAATAAAAGAAAAATCCATAGTCAAAGAACAATTGAAAACGGCGAGAACCATAGAAGAAAAAATGGACCTCAAAGATAAAATAGAAGAATTACAGGTCGAAATAAAAAACCTAAAGAACCAAAAGAAGAATTATCTATTGGACAATTCAAAATATATTTTCAACTATTTCGAACAGAAGAAAGATATTTCCACTGGCGGCGGAAAACAGAATACCAATCTCCTACATTCTTTCTTTAAGGTGAAAGCCCCGGAATCCGAGAACTCAGATAGCGATCGATACCAACAGGCAAAGACAACCTATCAGACCTATTGGAAAAATGTCAATCACGAAATTATTAATATACAGGATTTCGTAATTGCGAGTGACGTATGTGAGAACTGCCGTAAGGGCGAACTCATTTCCCAAGAGGAAGAAGGGATTTTGATTTGTAATAACGCCGCATGTGGGAAATTCATTACTTATATAGTGGATAGCTCGAAACCGTCCAATAAAGAACCGCCAAATGAAGTATCATATACAGCATATATCCGACTCAACCATTTCAAAGAAATCCTCTCGCAATTCCAGGCGAAAGAGACGACGCAAATCCCGCAGGCCGTCATAGAGGCGATTAGTGCGCGTATAAAAAAAGAACGTATTAAGGATTATAAAGAATTGAATTACGATAAAATGCGCGAGATCCTTCGAAAACTCGGCCTGAATAAATACTTCGAACATATCCAATATATCAATTCTATTTTTGGTATCAAACCGCCCATCATGAATGAAGAACTACACGAGACTCTATGTGTCCTTTTCATCGAAATACAGAAACCCTGGGCGATACATTGTCCTATAAATCGTACGAATTTCTTCAATTATACGTATACCTTATATCAACTATGTGTTCTATTGGACCAGACGCAGTATTTACCGTATATACCGATGATGAAAGACCGCGAGAAACAGTTAGAACAGGATATGATATGGAAATTGGTTTGTGCGGACTTAGATTGGGTATTTTTTCCTACCGTGTAGGCTGGGGAACCCTCCACCGGTAGTGTCCCCTACTATCATCCCTTATCCCATCCTTCCTCCTTGGTATGTCTGTTGAGTATTGCGGATTAATTCATAATCAAATAGAATCGATTTTTTGTTGTGAATGTTGATTTTTAATAAAATAATTTAATAATATAGAATTTTCCAATAAAAATATACCAAAATTATTTATATTATTCATAATACTATTATCAAATTTACGTTTAATATCCAAATATAACACAACTCTTTTTTTATTGGTAGGATTTTTTACATAATGTAAGTAAATATCATCAAAAACGATACCTTGTTTTTCTTTCCAATAGTATACTTGATTATCAACCACTATATATGGTTGTTTACCATTCTCTGTTGGTATTATAATACCTAAATGATATCTTAAATATCCTTTATAATAACCAGTATGTTTTGGTATTTCAACATCTGGGTCTAAAATACTAAAAAATGCATTATGAATTTGTTCGTCATTGATTAACTGTAGTGTTATTGGAAAATCCTTCAATAAAGATTCATAAATTAATCCACTTTTTTTTAAAAATAATCCACGCCAACAATTTTCATCTTTTTTCGAAATCTCGATTAATAATCCGGGGTTTGAATTTCGCAAACAATCTACTACATTATTATTAGTATATTTATTATATTCTCTAATAATATCATCTGCGTGCATTTCAATTAATTTTGATTGTGGAAATATTTCATGGTAGTCATATATTATAGGATCATTTTTTACACAGCAACTCATTATAACATTTAATATTAATATAAAAGGATATAACGGTATGTATAAACATAGAAATAATAAAAACAATGAAATATATTTATTATATTTATTTTTAAATTTTTTATTTTTAACTTGATACATAAAATAAATAATCAGTATTAGATATGCAAACCAGTTAATATAAGAAAGATAAATTTTACTATTTAATTCTTGTTGAATAATACCAATTCTAGTAGATCCATAAGAGAAATTTGGAAATATAATTGTAATTAAATATGGTAAAAATTCTAATAGTGATAAAAAAATCAATATATAAAATATTATATTATTCATAATATTCATACTATTATATTATAATTACAAATAATACAATTGCGGTAATAACAATAATGCAGTAATATTACACCGACCAATAAGAAATTAGGGTCATATAAAGATTATTTTTATATGACAAAACAACAATACTAAACCGCATTACTAAGCGGGAAGGATGGGATAAGGGACGATAGTAGGGGAAACCTATGTCGATGTGCCCTTTAGGGCACACTGACACTACCGGTGGGAGGTTTCTCTACGCGATACGGACACCACCAGCAACACCAGTACCAATGGCAAGACCAGCACCGTTTCTAGCACTCACTCCCATAGAAGGAATGAAGACGTCAAGAACGCTGAAGGTAGCGGCAGCAGTCAAGGCAATGATAACAACTTCCTCGACATTCAAGGTCTTCTTAGGGATAGCATAAGCAGCAATAGCAACCATGATACCCTCGACAATGTACTTGATAGCACGTTTGACAAGTTCGGCGAAATCGAATGATCCGTAAGACATTTTATATATTATATATTATAAAATAAATAATATCAAACAATAAAAATACTTAAATAGAAAACCCCTAAATCCTTATAGTAAGAATGTCAGGGTTCGAACGAAAAATCTTAGAAAACGGTCAAATAAATCCTAAATATATCGACGTATGTGACGAGGATCCTCCAATTGCAGGTCAGAAATTTGCATGTCTATCTTTTATTTCTCCGGAGAAGGTTCTCAAACAACGCGAGATTTTCCTATTTGACGAATTTGTCAAACAGTGGGATTTCAGTAAGTCCATGGGAAAATTCTTCGATTTCATCCATTTCATTTCTTATAAATATGGGCTAAAGGTCGACGATATTATCAATGATTATACCGATTTTATCAAGGAAGAGGATGTTCGACTAAAAGAGGCCAGTGTTCTCGACGACTATAAGACATTTTTAGATAAGCGTGAGGACGAACTCACCCAGAAATTCCAGAAGCAAAATGAATTCCAGACCTCGGTCAGGGGTATCAAACTCCGTGGAGTATACTCTACCCAGGAAGAGGCAGAAATGCGCTGTAAAAAAATCCGCGACTTCGATCCCAACCACGATATTTTTGTAGGTCCAGTAGGTATTTGGATTCCATGGGATCCCGATGCGTATAAGACCGGACGCCTCGAATTCGCAGAAGAGGAACTCAACCAACTCCACCAGGAGAAGATGAAGAATGAGGCAAAGGCCAAAGAGGATTTCGAATTGAGAATCAAGGAGACGAAGAAGAAGGCCATCGAGGAGAATATCAAGAAGGCACAACAGAGTGGTAATAAATTGACACAGACATTGGATGATGAGGGTAATTTGATAGGTGTCAAAGAGACCACGAATTTCGAGGAACGCGAGGTCGCCACTGAGGAAGAGACGAAGAAATATAATGACGAGTTACACGAGAGGGCGAATAAAGTCGCAGAAAAAGAGGATTAAACACATGAAGATAGTATATTATTTCAACAAGGTTCAGATTTCATTAGTATAAAATCAAATATTATAAATATAAAAAAATGTCATATAGAATATTATCTATATGACAATCACATTCGAAGAAATACGCGATGCATTAGTCGTCGTTTTGACCGACCAAAACTATTTCGGCAGAGCAGCGACAACTATCCGCGATATAAGGGACCGAGGCCAATGGAAAGGGGACCTCGTCGTAATTCCTATAGGATTCGATTTACCGGGCGACTTCGTCGCCCTATACGGGGTCCAAGTAAAGACGTTCTCGAAAATCGATCTTTCACAGATGTATGCAAAAATCGGCGAAGGCGGATTCGACGGAACGGATCATAGAGAACTAAATAAACAGACCCAATGGGAGAAGATCCACGTATTTGACCCCTGGTTCTCACAATGGCAGCGAGTAATCTATTTCGACGCCGGGTTCCGCGTAGTAGATCATATAGAATATTTATTGGATATCGAACTACCCCCTAATGGGGCTATCGTCGCCCCGAACGACGCAGGGTTTCCATGTGGGGACCGGGGACCAAAAACCGACTCCCGGTTCCGCCGCCTAGTCTATCCCAAAATCGCCGAATCCATGTTAGCCACCATGCGCGAGGAATATGGGGAGAACTTCATGGATGCCGAATATTTCTGTAATTGTATCTGGGTCTATAATACCGCGATTCTATTGGACAGTCCTATAAAAGATGAAATGATAGAAGCCGCGATAAAATACCCCATATGGGTTTCGAATGAGATGGGTCCGATGAATGCGGTCCTAAATGTCAAATATAAAAAATGGATAGAAATGCCATCGCGTAATCAAGCGGGTAAATATTTATATGCATGGTCGGAGCCGACACTGAGAGAGCGACATACTACATGGCGGGACTATTGTTATATCAAATATGCGGCGACTATTTGACCCTTTTGGTTCTCGTATTTTGACTTCTCCTTCCTTTACTTCCTTTATAATTTCTTCTACGGGTTTTTCCTGCGACCATGAGTGAAGGATCAGTAATCATATCATCCGGGTTAATTTCAGCTTCTAATGCAATTATATGTTGAGGGTATATGACAATATCTTTTTTATTTGTTTTCACGATAAACTTAAATTTAACTAAATAAGTATTTTCGTCTATGTTTGATTGACTAACCATATATATCATTTTTCTAAAAAGATTAATAGTAAAACCATTTGTATTAAATAAATTTTCTAATATATCTTTTGATACGGTATTTCTCAATAAATCACTATCTGTTTTTGAAAATGCATAATGAAACATATCAAATAACTTCTGTGTTATAAGTTTAAATTCTTTATCTGACTTATTTATTTTTCTGAATGACGGATCTTCTTGTATAGGACTATCTATATGTAGAACAATAGGTGTTTTAACTCCTCGACTACGTTTTGGTACGACTAATGGTTTACTCGTATATAATGGTACAGATTTAGAAAATAATATGTCTGCAGTTGGATATTTTTTATATGACATATATAATATTATACTATTATTTCACGTTGAATAGTTCTCTTTCTTGTTTTTCTTCCGATCCCTTTCTTCCCGATACCTTTTTCCCCGATTCCTTTTTCCCCGATTCCTTTACCACCCCTCCCCTTAGTCCTATGTGTACGTCGTCGAATACCTACACGTTCATCTGGGATTAGAAGTTCTATTTCTTCGGAACTCACCACATCTTTTGGTACCCTACTTTTCCGTGTTTTCCTAGGCATACGTACATATGGTTGTAATAATTCGGAACTCGACTTTCCGGTATAATAATCAAATACTTGTTTTGTAATTGCACGATGTATTCTTATATCATCCTTCAATATATGGTTTTCACGACGTCTTACTATACTACGCATATTTCTACCTAATAAATCAGTATCTATATGACCTTTCTCCTCTATCATAGCATCTCGTTGATCCGCAATAATATCTATATCAGAACAACCGGCATCTATCAAAAAAACGATTTTATCCGTCCTACCCTTTCTTATTTGACTGATTAATCTCCGCCGAGTAATTCCTTCGTCTCCGAATGTATATTCCACACCCGTACTTAAATTATTAATCGCCCAGTCATATTGGGTTTTGCCGGTTCTATCAACATCTGAAGTATATAATTTATTGGGTACTTGATCCCCTTTTTCATATACTTCTAACTGAAACGCACTATCTCCCTTATGAAATGTTTCTTTCGCTAAATAAGACCAATCTTTTTCATCATTCACATATAGACCACTTCTATCGGCGAACGCTTGATAACCATCACTCCTATAAAACTCTTTCATAACATCTCTTATTTCTTTGACAGATGTTCCACTCGCCATCAAAAATAATATCCCCGGAACAATAATATCTGTAAATGAACGATCATCCGACCAAGCGCATGTACCATCCGCCGCTATTTTCAATATTACGAGTTTATCTATTTTCAATTCGAATGTATCTATTTCAACCCTCTTTATACCATCTTCTATATGATCTTTCGTCATTAGATAACCATGCCCACTTTGTAATACAACTTCTACATTATCATAATATAATGGCTGTGTTAATGACTTTCTTACAAAATAACTCATATAATTATATGATAAATAATCAAATAGGAATAATAGGCGGCGGCATAGCCGGTCTCTACCTAGCCTATCACCTGTCTAAAAAACGGATCCCCTGTACTCTCTTTGAAGCCACCAACCGTTTAGGCGGCCGTATCCATACTTACGAAGACTCCCATTTAGGTCAGGTAGAGGCCGGCGCAGGCCGTTTTCTATTATCCCATAAATACTTGGTCCGTCTCCTCAAAGAATTAGATCTATATGACAAAAAATACAGAATCAACGGACACTGGGATTATAAACCATCCTCCGGTTCTCCCCTATACCAGGTTCTCCATTCTCAGAAAAAGGGTCATATAGAAGATTTGATACAAAGGGTCATACGGGCCTCCAGGAAGGCCTCCGCCGATAGCCTCCGAAAAACGATTTTCCTAGATTTTATACGCCAGGTTCTCAAACCCGAAGAATCACAATACCTATATGACTCTTTCGGATATTCTACGGAACTCACCGTGATGAACGCATACGACGCTTGTAAAATGATTGAGAACCAATTGATTAACCGCTACTATTATATTTTGAGGGGAGGTATGGAACAGATCATCCACCGTATTGTAGAGGTTCTCGATAAATCCGACTATGTGACCATACGCCGTAGGTGTCCTATAGAGAATATTTCCCCCCTCCTTTCAGGAGGGTATAGGTTGACTACTACGAAGGGTATGACTGCGGATTTTGCGGTATGTATTTGTGCGGTACCTGTGCCCGTATTGCGCCAGTGGCCTATTTTCCGTCCTATAAAACCGGTATTGGATACGATTATATGTGCGCCCCTATGTCGGATCTATTCTATAGTCGGGGGTGCTGGTTCTCAACTACCACATAAGTTCTCGACAAATACGGATATAAGGTATTATATTCCTATAAGGGGAGATGTGGCGATGATATCTTATACAGATAATGACTATGCTCGGAGATGGAATCGGATATATGAGGAAGAGGGGGTCCAGGTTCTCAACCGCGCGTTGAAAACGGAGTTGGAGAAAACGGTTGGTCCGATAGAACACGGTCCTAAAAAGACGGTTAGCCCGATAGAACACGGTCCTAAAAAGACGGTTAGCCCGATAGAACACGGTCTTAAAAAGACGGTTGGTCCGATAGAACACGGTCTTAAAAAGACGGTTGGTCCGATAGAACACGGTCTTAAAAAGACCAAAGTTTTCTATTGGGAATGCGGCGTCGGCTATTGGGCCCAAGGTGCAGATAGCGAGAATTTCGACCAAGAGCCACAAAAAGGGCTTTTCATATGCGGCGAGAACGTATCGCAAAATAATCAACAGTGGATAGAAGGCGCACTAGATACGGCCGAAGAAGTTCTCAAAAAGGTCAAATAGAAATGATATAAATGGTTTTCATATTATTCTATTAGACAGGCAGATGGACCCGGTTCAAATAATACAAGTATCAGTATTATCCAAAATAATGAATGAACCCTCGAATATGTTCTCGAATCCATATATTATTATAGGACTTATCCTATATTTATGTTCGAGGATGATCCCATATTCGATTTATATTTCGATGGAGAATAGTTTGATTAAACGATTCTTCGATGAGAACGAATCCAGTATTACGATACCCTATCATATAAAATCATATAACGGGTTTAGTTCTGTAAAACCAATAGAAAAGACGCTATATAGCAACCGTTTTCGCGCAATAAACCATCATATAAAAAAATATCATTTACATAAATTATTTTCTATGAATGAAATCATCAATTTCGAGAACACGAAATATTTGGAATGTACGAGTGATTTCATTCTAGTACCGAAGGATAAACAGAAGATTCTATTGGACGAAAAAGAAGAAATCTATTTGGAAATCCTATTAGAAAATAATAAAGAACCGAGTGATGAGAAGAACGGGAAATCTAGCGATGAAATGTCAAATAGTACAAAAAAGTATATATATAAATTATCGAAAAAGGGGAAGACCTCTATTAAATCTATCAACCGATTTTTGGACGATATAGGGAAGGATTATGAAGATGAAATTATAAATAAGACGGTTCAGACAGTATTCGAATATAAGAAATCGATGAGAGAAGACGAGAACGATAATCAAATGATGGTGTTTTCGGAAACGCCGTTTAAGACATATAAGAGTTTCGATAATATATTTTTCGACGAGAAGGAAAAATATACGGATTTCATCGAACCATTTACGGTAGGGTCAAATAAAAAAGAAATAATACGGGAGAAATATGAGAAAACGGGGAATATATTCAAGGCCGTAGTATTATTATATGGCCCACCCGGGTGTGGTAAATCCTCGCTTATAAAAGCCACGGTTAAACATACAGGGCGTCACTGTATAATAGTACCATGGACAAAAATAAAAACGTGTAACGATTTCGTATCTTTTTTCCGTCCTATAAAGATAAATAATCGGGTTTATAAACAGAACGAACTAATCATCATATTTGAAGATTTCGATGCGAATGAGAATGATATTATCAAGGTACGCGAGGGTCTAAAGAAAGATAAGAAAGATAAAATCACTATAAAAGATAGCGAATCGACGAAAGATAAAACATTCGAAATTATTCACCCACATAAAATAGAAGACGAATTGACCCTAGAATATGTATTAAATGTTCTCGACGGAATCGTAGAATTAAATGATTCGATCGTATTTTTTACGACGAATGATATTGCCATAATCGACCCGGCATTGAAAAGGAGCGGACGTATTAATTATATTCTTAATATGAAACATGCATCGAGAAGGATGATAAATGAAATGCTGGCCTATTATTTTTCCGTTCCTATAAAAATGATAAATAAGAGGATAAATAAGATACCGGATTATAAGATCGCGTATTCGGATATATCGGAGATATGTAATCAATCGAAAACAGTAGAGGAATGTATAGAGAGAATAATTGCTTTATTCTAATCATTTAACGTGTCATATAGAGAATATTTCTATATGACCCTTTCAAAACCTGGAATAAAGGGAGGGAGGAAAGTATAAGCCCCCTATTTACCGAGGATTCGTTTAAGTGTCCGGTTATGCCGTTCCATGAATTTCTTCGTCTTACCCCTCGTCCGTTCCCATATCCCGGTTCTCAAATAGCAGACAATAGAGAGCCGGATGGCCTCTTTCGGACCCTCCATAGGTAAGTTTCCATGGAGATGATGTACATTCATGAAAACAATATCCCCCATCCGGGCATCGATACCTATCCCATATTGGGGAAAACACGTCTCGCCGCCTTTATAATGGGGGCCTTTTTCGATGACGGCTAAATTACCAAACCCTTCGGGGTCGTCGCCCTTATCATAATGTACTGCGGTACGGAAATTGATATTCGTCGTCACAGTAGTAAATGCGGTATTGGCGATTTTGAAAGGGGTCTCTTTAGCCTTACTAAATTGTTTCGCGTAACGTTCGGGCGTAAGCCGTTTATATTGGGCGTCGATTTCTTCTATTAAGGGGATCGTCTTCTTATACTTTTCGGGATGATCGCGATTAAAAACGCATTCGCGTACGACGAGGGGGCTTTTGATACCCTTCCTCTTGAAAATGGCCTTCTGGGAAATACCAAAAGAATCGAAATAACCGAATATATTGGACTTTACGGCGGGGTTGATACCTACGGCCTTCTTCTTCTTTTTATTGGTATTAGAGGCATTTCCCCGATTGGTAGAGACATTATTTGCGAATTTTTCTATATTCTCATAAAAGACATCGATGGTATCTTGTTTGAGAACCCCTTTACGGAACTTGACCAAAAGTTCTCCGGAATCTGCGTCATATACATCGGCATCATCCCGTATTATATGATGTATTTGACTGGGTTTAACGAAAGTATTATGGAATTTCTTTGCGGCCTCGTCATCTACGTCTTTTTTGACATAGTAGATAGTAACGCCGCCTTTTTCTTCTTTTTTATAAATCATATATATTCTTATAGGATAATGTTTTTTACAATTTAGTTTATATGTATATTGTATGAGTAAAAGGAAACATTCGGTTTTAGATGAAAGACCAAGCAAAAAGCCACTGAAGAGTCCAATAAGGAGTCCAATAAAGAGTTCAATAAAGAGTCCAATAAGGAGCCCAATAAGGAGTCCAATAAAGAGTTCAATAAAAAGTTCAATAAGGACTCCAATAAGGAGTCCAATAAAGAGTTCAATAAAGAGTCCAATAAGGAGCCCAATAAAGAGTCCAATAGGAAAATACCAATCTGTATCATATGATCCGTTTGATTCACTGTCATATAGATCATCTGACCAAGATTTATATTACCAAACAATCCGGGATTTAAATGCATTCTTACAACCGAGTCTTCATAATGGTGGTATTTTTATGGTTATTTATTTGAATATAGAAAAACGGGATGTTATGATACCAGTATTTTTCACAGATGAACAATTTGTATCTGACTGTAAACACGATTTTGACGGGAAACGTGGTGATAAAAAACGTGCATTAAATGTAAGGGAAACAGTATGTGAATTTTTCGATAAGGGTAAAAGAGGTGATGATAAACGTGTATTAAATAGATTAAATAATATTTTAGATATAGAAAAAGATAATGAGGTTATGTATATACGCGGTCCAAATAAACATATAGAAGATGTTCTAATGCCTCAAATAAATAAATATAACGAACAAAAGAATAAAAATGATAGAGAGAGGAATGAAACACCATATACAGTTTTTAGTATAGGTAGCGAGAGGTATTTAAAAGGTACGGAGCTATTAAATAGACGTGCAGAAACCGCAAATTTAGATATAGATCCTACATTTTTAAAAATGGCAGAAGAAGAAGAAGAATTAGTAACGGCTGAAAAAAGAGAAGCAACAGAAGAAATGGAAAAAATAGATGATGAAATTCTAAAAGAACGTTTTGAAAAATTTTATAAAGAATATGAAGAATCCAAAGAAGAAGAAGTAAATGAAGAATATAACACATTGACATTATTGGACCAAGGTATATCAAAAAGTTTTTTGAGCTCAAATAGTAATATTAAAGCATCACTAATACAAGACATGTATGATAAAAACACTAACGTAGAAAATTCAAATAATATATTTCATGAATTTTGTGTTGGATTTTTCGTATTAAATAAACGTAGATATGTACCTGTAGATGCATTATTTTTAAAACATGTTTTAGATAAAGGTCATATAAAAATGAATAAAACATTTTTTAATGGTACATCAATATCAGAATATAATGGACAACCTTCAATATCAGAATTATTAAATAGTAGTTTAAGACCAATGCAAATAGCAATGGCGAAATTTGCAGGTGACCATGTAGCACAGATTACGAATATTATAAAATTTTTTGGAAAAAGCGATTCAACATATACAGATAATGGTAAACAGAGTTTTATATTTCCTTTTACACATGATACACGTTCATTCCTCGATTCATATAAAATGAATATAATTTTAAGATATAATTCTAGTATAATAATACAAGAATATAAATTCCCAACTATTTTCTCAAGAGTAATAGAATATAAAGGGCCAAAGAAAACAAATCCTATAAGATTATCTATTGTTGTTATACCAAAAGAAGAATCAGGAATAAGAAGAGGTGGTAAGAAATCGGTGAAAAGGTCAAATAGAAAATCTAAACCTCGTAGAAATCGCACACGAAAATCACATTTGTAATTGCATTGAAATTATAGAACTATTTTAGTTATTTTAGTTATTATTATACTATATGAAATTCGTATTATTCGCCATATTATTTACTATGCCATCTATGTTCTCGAATAATCCAACTCTAAGACCTATAAAAAAACCTACACCGAAACCCACAAGACGACCTACCGCGGGACCATCTTCCACACCAACAAATATTCCTTCTATAGAACCTAGTTCTTCTCCATCCTCCGAACCATCCGTTAAACCGACCGCGAAACCCACGCCAAACCCGACACCTATTCCGACACAAATACCTACTATAGGACCGTCCGTTAAACCAACCGCGAAACCAAGTGCAAAACCGTCACGTAAACCTAGTGCGAAACCGTCATATACACCATCTTCAGGACCTACTAGCGAACCTAGTGCACAGCCTTCTTCGCAACCCACTACCGAACCCAGCGTTCAACCTAGTACGCAACCTAGTGCACAACCTAGCACACAACCTAGCGTACAACCTAGTACGCAACCATCGTCCGAACCCAGCAGACAGCCCACAACACAACCCACGACACAGCCCACAACACAACCCAGTATAAAACCCACAACACAGCCCACAACCAATCCTACAAAAAATCCAACACCAAAACCATCACCAAAACCATCACCAAAACCAACACCAAAACCATCACAAAAACCCACTCCGAAACCTACTCGTAAACCATCCCGTTATCCTACCACACATCCTACAGGAAAACCCACTGGAGAACCTACGAGTGGGCCAAGTTCTCAACCATCTATGAAACCTTCTTCAAACCCGAGTAAACGTCCTACACCCCGACCTACGAAAAAACCGACACCAAAACCGACACGTAAACCAACGCGTCCACCTACGTCTATACCGTCGGGGATGCCATCGCGAGAACCTACGAGTGGTCCAACTTCTCAACCTACGTATGAAGGGTCATATAGAATATTCTATATGACAAAGAAACCCACCCCTAGTCCCACATATATTCCTACAATTAATCCCACACCTAGTCCCATACCAAACCCTACACCATTCCCGTCTGCTTGTCCCACACTTGGTCCCACACCTGATCCCACTCTTTGTCCCAGTGCAAATCCAACACCAGAACCCTCTTATATTCCCACGCCAGAACCTACACACGAACCCACTCTAGAACCGACCCAAGAACCCACACTGGAACCCACATTCGAGCCCACCCGTAGGCCAATTGCGAAACCCACCTCAAAACCCACCGCAAAACCGAGCCCGAAACCGACCCCAAAACCGAGTCCTATAAAGCTTGAGTGAATAATAATAATATCATTGGTCGGTTTCATTCTGGTTCTCACATTTACGTACTATATGACATTTTATATTGGTCAAATATACTACATATATCTTCTTCTTCAATAACTACTCGCGGAGGACTAGGCCATTCCGAGAAAGCCAAGGCTTTCGTCGTCGGACGTTCCATCGCCAAAATCGCATAAAGAGCCTTGGCCCTTCGTTCCAATGGTGAACGGATACCTAAATATTTCCGCGAAACCTGTTTCCATCGCCATTCGAATTGGAGCGCAGCCTGCCAGTCAGGAAATCCTTCTATATGACAAACGCGGCGCCAGACTTCTCCTCGTTTCAATTTGGATGTGGTCGCATGTGCACCCCCTTTTATTTCACCGTTATGTTGACGTAGACGATGGTCTAAATCAACAGTCGCACCTACGTATGTTGCACCATCCGAACATTCCAATAAATAAACAAAAAAACTCATTTTACATAGTCATATAGAAATATTTATATGACTATTTTTTATAGTATGATTGATTGATTTTTATATGACTACTATCCCAAATAAGATACAATAGTATTATCGATTTTATATTTTTTGACATCTATATCTCTCGTGGCATTTGGTATTCCGCTATTACGATGTCCTGGGTCACCTTGGATATCCCAGTTTATGATTTGGTCCCATGTCATAAGATGCGTATTTTTCATGTTTTTTGCCAGACGTGTAAATTGTTTCAGAAAGTGGGTGAATTTATATTTACTATCTAGGGGAATTCCTTTTTCTATTTTATCGGCATTAGAGAGAGATTCCCATTCGTCTTTATAAATTCCGAGGATTTCTTTTGATAGTCTTGGTAATAACCATTGGATGACTGCATAATCGTTATATACATATATTTGATAGGCCAGTTGTTTTTGTGTATCGATAATTCCTGTATATGATTTGGCGCCTTTCCCTTTCAATTCGGTTACTATAGTCGCATTTATTAGGATCGGCGGTGTTATCCCGGGATGATTCTGGCGTTCTGCTAGATAGAGGGCAAATGCGAAACAATTACCGTGTGTCTGATATAATTGGAAATAATCATATGGGTCATATATTTGACCATTTCTTCCTTTATAATAATAATGGGTTTCGGAAGATTCTAGACAGAAGATAGTATTTGGGTTATATTTGGGATCTTTTTTCATTTTTGATTCTTCTTTTTTTTGTATTCGAATAAATTTCGAACCACATCCTTCTGCTAATTTCTCGTATATTTCTATAGTAGAAGTGAGCCACGAAAATATAGTATGATATGCTTCATAATCGCATTCACCGTCTGCGGATGGTATTACTTTTAGATTACTCATTCTATAATAGTCATATAGAATTATTTCTTTTTTACATCAATTTTATATGACACAATGCTGGCTGGTAGTAAACAGCAATTCTAAACAGCAATTCTAAACAGCAATTCTAAACAGCAATTCTAAACAGCAATTCTAAACAGCAATTCTAAACAGCAATTCTAAACAGCAATTCTAAACAGCAATTCTAAACA